TTACATCTACATCGCCTTCGCAGAACACCCTTTCAAATACTCAACCGCCAAATAACAGGAAACCATTATGTGGATATATAACGAAATGACAATCAAGACTCCAAGGTCAATGACTATTGGAGACATTCAATACCCAAGTAGCATTTTTAGTCGATGGTCTAAGGCTGAGTTAGCTGAGTTAGGAATTAAACCTTACTCCGTTACAAGAGTCAACGAGAGGTACTACTGGACAGGTAATGTCACCAACGTAGAGACTGACGGCTCAGTAGTTGGAACACCAGAGTCTATAGCTAGAGATGTAGACACACTCAAAGAAGGAATGCTAGGACAGATTAACTCTCAAGTAACTTCCAAGCAAGGTGAAGTAGATTGGTACTGGTCAAGAGCATCTAAAGGTGGTAAGGCTGTACCAACAGAGATTGAGACATACGCCAGTGCTATCTATGCTGACCAAGCAACTAAGGAAGCAGAGGTAAATGCTTTGACTACCCTTGAAGATATTATGGCTTATGAGGCTACTCCGTACACACTGGTAACTAAAGTAAAGCACACGTCTGAAGAAGGTGTTGAGACATACGGACCTGAGTTAAACGACCCAGTAACACAAGAGATTAATATGGTAACAGGTGGCTGGACAGCTAATCCTACAGATGAAGTTGACCCAAGTTTTGTTTCACTGACCAAGGTGTAACGGATGAGTCAAGATAAGTGGCATTTAAGCAGGTCAGTAAGTGTCAGTCACCTAGTGACAACAGCAGCCCTAATCTTTGGAGCATTGATTTATATAACAGACATCGGTAAAGACATTGCTGTTCTACAAGCTAACCAGAACAATATGCAACTGCAGATTATTGATATGCAGACAGACAACAAAGAGATGTTTGCTAGGATTGATAACAAGCTGGATAGGATGATTGAGATTATCCACAGCACCCCAATACGATGATGAAGAAGATTAAACGATACCTACTACTATTAGCCATTGGCTCAACTGGCTTATTCGCTGGCTATAGCTGGTTAGAAGGTGTTGTTACAGATGCTTTCATCACAGTGGGTACAGACCAAGTAGAAGAAGTAGTTAAACAGAAAGCAGAGGACAGACTAAAGGAGAAACTAAGTGGCTTGCTCGAGGACGCATTTAAGTGAAGATAGACACACCTACACTATTAACCTTACTTGGCATTATTGGGGGAATTGTGTTCACTTACGGACAATTAACCAACAAGGTCAACAGCCTAGAGTACCTGAAAGAACTATCAGACCAGAATATGAACAGAGTAATTGTACTGGAAACGAAGATTGAGACAGCACAACAGGCTTATGAACTATACACAGGGAGTCAATAATGATAACCATACTAACTAACGCAGCACCAATACTACTGGGGTTCTTTGCCAAACTCTTAGCTATACGCAGTCAGGCTGCAACAGACGGTCAGAAGCTAATGCTTGAGTCGTTTGCTGCTAAGAACAAGTCTATTAACAAAGCAAGAGACGCTGCTGACAAAGAGTCACCAATGGCTGCTTGGAACAGAAGGTTCATCATCTTTGCTATTCTAGGTTTAATAATATTCACGCAAGTAGCACCAGTATTATTCAACGTAGAAACTGTAATACCTACAGTAAGAGAAGGCTTTAGCCTACTGGGTTTTACTATTACACCAGACCAGATTGAGTACGTAACAGTACGAGGTTTGATTAAATTTAACGAAGTATTTGCTTGGGCAACTATGATTGTAGAGTTCTACTTCGGCGCACAACTAGCTAAGGGCAAATAACAAACAAAAGGAAACTAATATGGCAACAGAAGATTTAACAGGTACTAAGTACCTAAACAACCTAAACTCTAGCAACCCCGCGAGTTCGGACGCAAAGTCATTTGGTGACGAACACCTTAGAGGTATTAAGAATACTCTTAAGCTGTCTTTCCCGGGCATCACTGGTGCTGTTACAGCCACACATGAGCAGCTTAACCACACTGTTGGTGTTACAAGTGCTATACAAACACAACTAGGTGCGTTGACAACATCAGTAGGTACTAAGCAAGCAACCCTTGTAAACATTACTGATACGACAACAGCCAATGGTTTTGGTACACGTACAATCAGTACCTCTTCCCCTAGTGCTGGTTCTAATGGTGACGTACATTATCAGGTATAGTAAATGACTATTAAGGTAAAAGACGCAGGTACATTCAAGGAGGCTGAAGAGGTTCACATCAAAGATGGTGGAACTTGGAAGCGTACTAAGAAAGTACACGTAAAGGATGGAGGTGTTTGGAAAGAAGCACATCGTAGTGTGTGGTCTTATACTGTGTCCTCTAATACTAATAAGCTAGACTTAGACGAACTAGCAGGTATTGACAAGTTCTATGATGTAATAATAACTATTAACTCTGGGGTGTATGTATATTCAGATGACCCTACAGTCCCTGCTCTTAAGACAGGCACAGGCTATGGTGGAAACCTGACCATTATAAACAACGGCTACATATATGGTGGTGGTGGAGCAGGTGGAGCAGGTGGTGCTGGAAATGGCTCTGGCTCTGGTACAGTGAACAATGGTGGTGCTGGTGGTACAGGTGGTTCTGCTCTTAGTTTAGAAACAAACATAACACTTACTAACAATGGCTCAATCCTTGGTGGAGGAGGTGGTGGTGCAGGTGGTGGTTCAGCCTTCCACGAACACTCTGTCGGAAATGAGGATATAACAGGCGGCTCTGGTGGTGGCGGTGGTGCTTCATATGGAGCTGCTGGTGCGGCAGGTGTTGCGGTAAGTGATAACAACACCAACGGTAACATTGGCCAAGCAGGTGGGTTTAACACTTACGGTACTGGTGGTGCTGCGAAAGCTAACATTCACGGTCACGCGACTGGTGGTGCTGGCGGAAATGGTGGTGCACAGGGTCAGGCTGGCTCTAACGGAAGCTCTGGGAGTGGTGGTGGAACAAGTGGTGATAAAGAAGGCTCAGGAGGTACAGGCGGTGCTGCTGGAACAGCTATTGTAACTAACGGATATACATATGCCTAGTCAAATAACTAAACTGAACCTGAACGGTATTAACACAGACATAAGTGTCTATGAGCTACCAGAGACAACATGGACTAACGGCAATAATATTGTATTTGATAACGACCTTACAAAGAAAGCAACAGGAACTGCTGATGTCTTTGGCAGCACCTCCATAGCACCTTATTGGTTGTTACCTTTTCAGTCTGCAAGCCTATGGTTATATGCAGGTGCAGCGGCTATATATAAACTCAGTGGTTCTACACACACAGCTATAACAAGAGCAAGCGGTGGTTACACGGCTACACAAGGTGACTGGAACGGTGGTGTCTTAGGTGGTGTTGCTGTGTTGAATAACGGAACAGACGCTCCACAACAGTTTGGCTCTGCTGCTGCTGCGTGTACTGACTTAAGTAACTGGACAGCCGACTCAAGAGCAAAAGTCATTAGACCTTTCAAAGAGTTTCTGGTAGCTTTGAATGTTACTGAGAATTTTGGTACAGCTTCGGTAGCAGAGTACCCTTACAGAGTTATGTGGTCTAATCCTGCTGACGCTGGAAGTGTTCCTACTTCTTGGGACTACAGTGACGCAACAAAAGACACTGGTTACGTTGACCTGTCAGAAACTGACGGTGTTATTATTGATTGCCTTCCTTTAAAGGATTACAATTTCATTTATAAAGAAGACAGTGTGTATAATATGTCCCACGTAGGTGGTGCTTTTATATTCAGTTTCTCTCAGGTGTTCTCAGAATCAGGTATTCTCTCTAGGGACTGCGTACAGTCTTTTGATGACAAACATTTTGTTGTTGGAGTAAATGATATTTACATACACAACGGACAAACTAAACAATCAGTTGCTGACAGAGTTATTAAAGATGAAATATTCAGTGCTATAAACAGCACACATTATAAGAATACTTTTGTCACTGCTAACCACAAAGACAGTGAAATGTGGGTTTGTATTCCTTCTCAAGCAAGCTCAGGAGAATGTGACTTGGCTTATGTTTGGAACTACTCTACTAATATGTGGTCTAAGAGAGACCTACCTAGTGCTTCTTTCATAGCACCGGGTATTGTAAATGACTCTAGTTCATACACACAAGACTGGGACTCTGATACTAATAGCTGGGACTCTGACGACACAGACTGGAACTTTACAGGATTCAATCCTACACAAACAGCACTTCTTATTGCTTCAACAAACAGTAAATTAAGAAAGGTTGACACGTTCCAAAACTCAGGCTCTGATTATTTATCTTGGGTAGAGAAGACTGGCATGTCTCTAGGTACTACCTTGAATAAAAGCATACAAAAGATTGTGCCTCATATAGAAGGCAACGGTTCTGTTGATTTCTATGTAGGAACAGAGAGTGTGCCTAACGCAGGTGTATCTTGGAAAGGTCCTTACAGTATTACCCCGGGCACTCACTCTGATATACCGGTAAGAGCTAATGGTAAGTACGTCAGTGTTAAATTACAATCACAAGACTCTAACCACTGGAGTTTAACTAACCTAGAGCTTCATTGGAAGCCTTCAGGTAACAGAGGCACTGGTGTATGAGTATACGCTATACAAAAAACCCTGTTCCTGATGACATAAAAGACATACCTGCTTATTTACAAAGAGAGCTTGAGAGAATATCCTTTGTTATTGGTAATATTGCTGACGGGCATATGGAAGTTTCACACGTAGCTCCTGTAAGACCACGTGACGGTGACATAAGGTACGCAGATGGTACTGACTGGAATCCGGGACACGGCAAAGCTTTGTATTATTATGACGGTGTTGACGGACACTGGCACAAGATTCAGTTTACACACGCATGATAGAAGGTGTCCTGTCAAAGGACGTTGATGTCTGGTGGCCTTACGTTGAAGAATACTTGATTTCAGCGTTGAACTACGGACTAGGCGAGTACACTATAGAGGACATAAAGAAGTCCTGTATAATGAAGGATATGCAGCTCTGGGTAAACTTAAGTAACAAGGTAGAGGGTGCTTTCGTTACTAAAATAAATACATACCCTCAAAAGAATATACTTGTTGTTTTGTTACTAGGTGGTAATAACTTCAGCGACTGGAAAGACGAGGCAGATACATTGTTATCTGCATTTGGAAAAGAAAACAACTGTGAGTACGTGCAGTTAGCTGGTAGAAAAGGCTGGAGTAAGGTACTACAGAACTTGAACTATAAAGAAACAATTAAATTCTATACTAAGGAGCTAAGCTAATGTCATTCGGTGACTCTATAACTACTACAAACTCAGAGCCGTGGGAGGCTTCTCAACCCTACATTAAGCAGGGCTTTGGTGAGGCTGCCAACTTATATAACAACTTCACGCCTCAGTTCTACCAAGGACAGACGCAGGCAGGCTTTAGTCCTGACCAGCTAACTGCGCAACAAGGCACTAGGAACTTCGCGGTTGAAGGTGCTCCTAATGTAATGAACCCTGCCTTGGGTGCATTCCAATATGGTACTTCAGACCAAGTACTGGATGTGGCTAATAACCCATACGTGACTGGCATGGCACAGGCAGCAGCAGACAGGGCATACTCAGGTTTAACACCTCAGCTTGCCGGTATCCGCAGTGGTGCTGTACAGTCTGGTGGTTATGGTGGTAGCAGACAAGGCATCGCAGAAGGAGTAGCAATGGCTGGTGCAGCAGACGCGGCTACACAAGCAGCAGCAGGTATTTATGGTAATGCTTATAGCCAAGGCCTTGGACACCAACTAGGCACGCTTGGACAGGCAGGTAGTCTTATGAATACAGGCTTCCGTCCATACCAGCAACTACAAGCCAGCGGTGCACAGCAACAAGCAAGAGAGCAGGCGCTTATTGGTGATGCACAAGCACAACACCAGTTTGAACAGAACTTACCTTACAACCAGCTACAACAGTTCCAAGCAGGAATAACCGGCCTCAGTCCTTTGATTGGTAATGCTGGTATTACAACTACTACACAACCCGGTCCTAACCTTATGCAAGGCATTGGTTCTGCTGCACAAATATACAGCAACCTAGGTGCTCCGGGCTGGGACAGTATATGGGGAGGTGAGTAATGGCTTACACATACGGACAAGGTTTAAGCAACACAGGAGCTGCATATAACTTATGGGGTACTCCAGCCTCAGCACCTAATCCATATTACACGCAAGGTCCTACATATACTAAGGGCTTGTATGACTACAGCCCACAGCAAGCAGAAGCACAGCAACAAGGTCCTTCTTCTCCCAGTATAGACAGGACAGGCATGGAAGACATGACAGCTAAGCAAGCTGCTTGGTGGGCTGAGCGTATGGGGTTAGGTGGTCTACTTAGGTATGGTTCTACTGATGGTTCTGGAGTACCTATTGAGGACATCGCTGTTGGTTCACCTTCATATCCTAACACAGCTCCTCCTTCTATAATGAACCCATACCCATTCCAAGAGTATACAGTTCCTTATGGTTCTTCAGAGGACTCTTTGTTAGGTAATAACCCTGATGTTAGGAGTGAGACAATCAATGAGGATGGTACAGTTACTTATCAAGTAGAAAGTTCTCCTGTTGACCCAAGAGCGGCTGCTTTTGTAAACAGTCCAGACTTTGACTCTAACTATACTAACGGCACTATAGGTTCTGTACCCGGCTCTAACCCATATACTAATAATATATTCCAGTTTGAGCAACTAAACAGTCAGTTCCCAGAGGCCAATAGAGATTATTACATTAACGAAATAGACTTCTCTAGTCCAGAAATAAGAGGTGCTTATGCTGAAGACCATTATAGTAATGTGTTTGAGCAGCCTACTGTTTATGACCCATTCGATTGGTTCTAGTACTGATATGGCAAGCCTGTTTGATGATTATAACGAAGATGATATATACAACGCGTTTAAATTTGCTGAGACTGGTTCATTTAACAACCCTTGGATACGTACAGTAGCACGTAAGACACCGGGAGGCAGTACTGCTTTTGGTCCTGTTCAGATTACCGGTGGTTTGTTGGATGACTTCTATAAGAATGAACGAGGTGTCTGGGATAATAACCAAGACATCGCTTCTAAGTTAAAAGGACAAGCCACATTGTTTAACCATTTTGGTAATGAACCTGACAGAGCTGGGTTCGGTGAAGGCTTGTTTGACTACGGTGGTACTGGGTTTGGGTTTAATGATGAAGAGAAAGGCCAATACAAAGTATTAGCCCAAGACATGATGCGTGATATGTGGAAGAAGAATAAGAACAAAAAGAATGCAGTAGATGAATTCATTAATGCTTGGAGAGGTAAGACCAAGGATGAGGATTCAGATTACTATAAGAGATTTAATAAATATTTAAGGAGTTTATAATGAGTTACTGTAGCATTAATGGTACACCAAGTGCAATAGGAAGAGGTGCTTGTGAGGCGGGTGGTGGTACTTGGGTTGAGTCTGGTAAAGAAGGTGCTAGTAACTTTGACACAGTGAGTGGTTATGTATCAGACTATTGGGAGAACACACCTGCTTGGGAAAAGGCCCTAGATGCTTCTATGGTTATTCCCGGTTTAGGTTTGATTGGTCTTGGTGGAAGGGCTGCACTTGCTGGTGGCAGAGCTGCACATAAACTATACAAAGGTGTTGACCTAGGTAAGAAAGCTAAGAAAGTCAAGTCACTTACTGACCCTTTGTATAGAAGCCAAAAACTTAGTAAATCAGGTAAGCCTGTATATAAAGCAGGTAAGCCTGTATATGGCGGTGTGTCTCCTTTTAAACTAGGTAATATAGCTTCTGTAGGTGCTTATCCTTTCCTCGCCTCTAAGGCGGGTTCATCACAGCCTACCGCAGGACCATCCTTCCTGACTCAGGAACAACAACGTGCTCAGACGGTTGACCAAAAAGCACCAGAAAAACCTAAGACAATAGCTGAGCAGATGAAGACTAAAGACTACTGGATGCAGCCTATGAGTGGTGCTCCGGGTGATACGCGTCTAAGCCGTATTGGCAGGCTTATTGGTGAGATGGGTACTGCTCCTCACTTACGCAAAGGTAGTGTATCTGATGACTTTGCTAAGAGGGCTAATGAGGCTGATGCTGTAACACAACGCGCTGCTGCCGCACAGTCTGCTGGTTCTACAGATTTTAAGACTATACCCTACACCAGCTTCCGTAAAGAAATGGGTGGCTACTTCGATGAGAATGACCAAAGTTTCTTAGGTTTCGGTGGTCTTAGTGGTGAAGAGCAGGATAAGCTTGTTAATGAGATGTACCTATTACACCAACAAAACCCGGATTTGAACATATATGATTTACCTGCTCTCCATTCTCTAATGAAACAAGCAGAAGAAGAGAAGAGAAAACAACAAGGCTTATAATAATGGCACTTACTCCCGAAGAACGTGAGGAGATAACGAGACAGTTCAGGGGTTCTGGTACTGGTTCTTTGTCTGCTATACAAGCATCTGTACCTCAGTATGGTGTACTACAATCAACAGGTGCTGAAGCACTTGGTGACATATTTGGCGCAGACACAACGAGAGTTGCAGACTTCCGTAAAGCACAGGAAGAGAAGCTACAGCAATTCAACCCACAACACGCAGGAAGATTCTTAGAGTCTGAGCAGAAGCTCGACTGGTGGAAAGAGAAGGCTAGTCTTAATGCTATGAATACAGTAGCCCCAATGCTGGGCTTCACTGTGGGTAATATTCTTAAAGCCATGCCGCATCCTGTAGCTAAGGGCTTGGGTAGTCTAGTTAATTATGCTACCTTTGCCACAACCTACAATGCTAACCTTGGTGATACTATTGAAGAGCACCAGCGTATAGCAGGCAGAGAACTTACTGTTGCTGAGAAAACCAAAGCGGCCTTGGTTGCCGGTGGTCTTACTTACTTAGACACCTTAGCTCCTATCAAAGGTGCAAGTGCCACGTCTAAGGCATTAGCTAAGTCTTTCGGTAAAGGTGGTGTTAGTACTGCTAGAGCTAACCTAACTAAACTAGTCAATACTAGCAGAGACTCATTACTTAAGCAGGTAGGTACTGGTGCTAAGTTCGGTGCTAAGTTAGTCGGTACTGAAGCTGCAACTGAGGCAGCTCAGAAGGCAATACAAATAGGTACTAGTGTTGACCCGTCTATACTAGGTACTTCTGAAGGCGCACAAGACATCTTTGAAGAGGCGTTAATTGCTGGTCCTACTGCTGGTATGATTGGTGCACCGGGTGCTATAGGCGAGGCACGTTCTACTAATAGGGATTTAAGTACTGCTAGAAGACTTGCCAAGGGATTCAACATAGACCAACTAAGGAATGCTAGTCCTACTAGTACAGAAACTGTTGGTGGTCTTATTGATTTACCAGAAGGCAGGGGCTACACTCCGGGAGTACAACAAACTTTCAATGAGGGCGCTGCGCTTCTTAAGAAGTACACCAATTATGACATAAAGGAAGGTACTAAATCTCTTCTTGAGGGTACAACACTTAAGCCGTTGTCTCCTATTATTTATGATGTACGTAATAAAGCAAAGACAGGTGCAGAATTCCATGCAGCTAATGAAATATTCCAAAGCATTTCTCCTACTGGAACAGGAAGTCGTGAGAAAGGAACAACAAGCAACTTCGACAGTGTAAGAGCTGTTAAGTCAGGTACATATTTAAAAGACGTAGTTAATATAATTAACAAGTACTCTAACAAACGTATGGGCCTAGGTGACTTTGGTCGTAACATAGACCCTAGTATCAGTGCTTATATTATTGCACGTCTTGAGCATAATCCTAAGAAACCAGAAACTGTTGCAGCTCTTAATGCTGCTGCTAAGAATGTGGATGCAGCTACTAGAGCAGGCATTGATGTAGACGCAGGTAAGGATGGTCTTATAAGAAAGGCACTGAACACAGCACAGAAAGACTTGAAAGAAGCTGGTGTTCCTATAGGATTTGTAGAGAACTACTTACATCGCCCTGTCAGTGCTGATGCTGTTAAACAAGACACTGAAGGTTTTGTAAGCAGTCTTATGGCATCACGTGCACGCGCTATTAGAGAAGGTAAACTAAAGGAACACTTCACACCTGCAGAGCTTGCAAAGGGTGCTGTTAAAAAGTGGGCTGATGGTATTGCACAAGACATTATAAATGGTGTTGACCCTGACCTTATAACGGCAAGAGAATTACTAGGTAAAGAGCAAGAGTTTGAAGGTACTAAACGTAAGGACTTTGAGAAGTCACGTAGTTCTGCTTGGGAACACTTAGATACTAAGTACAGAGAACGTAGTGTAGATAAGGTTCTTACTGGCTACCTGTCAAAGGCTGCTGTAAGAGTTGCTTCTGCTACAGCCTTTGGTTACAAGGCTAAGAAGCTAAGGAAAAACATTGAGGCTCTTTCTAAGAAGAGAGGTGACAACTCAACAGCTATAAGCCAAGAACAAATTAATAAGATTTATGACGTGTATGATGCTGTTCATAATATATATAAAAGACCAACAACAGAGAAAGAACAGAACTGGAGAGCACTTTCTAAAATAGCAACAGGTGTAGGTGCTTTCACACACCTAGGTATGGCAACTCTATCTTCTATAGTGGAGCTTGCTTGGATTGGTGAGCGTGCTGGCTTCGGTAACATGCTGGCTACTCTTCCTAAGGCACTTAGTTATACTGTAAAGGGCATATACAGAGGAGCTTCAGGTAAACACATAGAACCGGGAGAAGGTGCTCAGGCACTTGCGTTACTTGGTTACAACTTAAACCCTGAAGTCAATGAACGCTTAGACCAGTTGTTCTCTACTGATAAAAACAAACTATTGAATATGTACTTCCGTAGCCCGTTAGGTGGTTTCCTTACACAGTGGACTAACTTCAACAGGAACTGGGCAGCTCAGGCTATGCTAAGTAACATCAACAGCAGAGCTAATGGTCTTATTAGAGGTAACATATCAGACATCGAGAAGAGAAGACTTGAGAACGAGCTTCACGAGAATGGAATTAGTATTGATACCTTTAACCAACTGACTAACTTGGCACGTAACGAGGAAGGAAAGGTTCGTATTGATATTACAAACGATGCTTTCCTTGATGCTGTTATTACAGCTAATGGTAAAGAAACTACAGTGAGAGATGTGCTTATACCTTGGTTACATAAGGTTGTTGATGATGTAGTAGTAACTCCTAAAGCTACTAACAAACCTTTATGGATGTCTAATCCTAACTACGCTATCATAGCACAGCTTAAGACTTTCCCTATTGTATTTGGTAATACTGTTGTTAAGAGATTACTTAGGAAGTTAAATCCTAAGCAGTGTACTCCTGATTATGGTGCTGCTATTGGTGTGGTAGGTGCGCTTGCTGCTTCATACGCTCTGGTACACCTAGGTGAAATACTTAAGGACGCAATCAGAGACGAGGACCATGAGTCCCCTGCATTCTTAGAGACTATAGACAGAGCAGGTCTTACAGGTGCTCCGGGTATGGTCTTTGGTTCTGGTAAGTATGGTGATGCTGCATCTTCATTGATGGGTGTAAGCTTTGGTTTCATAACTAAAGCATTAGAAGATGTCATCTCTCCTTTGTGGTCTGGTGATGCAGAGGTTGACGTCAGTGATAACCTTATTGAATGGTTGGGTGAAAGCCTTGACTCTTCTATGGGTGCTGCGGGTATACACTTCAAACCTTTTGGAGGAGATGAGTAATGGCTTGTGGAACTAATATTGTACCGGGGTTTGATGACTCTAATAAGATTAAAGACCACGGGCTAGAGGTTAAGATTGAGCAGGAGATAAATGCTTTTCATGGCTCTCCTGAGAGGAATATAATTAAATTCAGCACAGACAAAATCGGAACAGGAGAAGGTGCTCAGGTTTTTGGGTGGGGTTTGTACTTCACTGACAGTGAGGGTATAGCTTCTAAGTATGCTGACCAACACCTAACAAGATTGTCTGATTCACTAGCTCCTCAAGATTTCATAGACGATTATTTCAAAAACACAGGGTTTCCTGTTAACGCAAAAACCCTAGATGACGCTGCTAAGGAATTCATATCTCGTAAAAGACCAGACACATCACAGGGTTTCAGGAACAAAATGGATGATGCTGCTGCTCTTATTCGTGAAGGGTACATTCCTAAGCAGGGTGGTGCTGTATACTCGGTTACCATCAAAGCAGGTAAGTCTAATTTGTTATTATGGCACGTGCCTTTAAACAAACAACACCCTGATATACAGAATACAATCAAGAATATAATTAAGCGACACAGGTTAAGTATAAAAGGTGAGCAGTATGGTTCTGACTTGTATCAGACACTGGCGAGAGTACTAGGTCCTAAGAAAACATCAAAGTACTTACTGTCGTTAGGAATTCGTGGTATTAAATATAATGCCGACACAATATCAGGTAACTTCTCCAGCAGTTCTAAAAACTATGTCGTGTTCGATGAGCGTCACGTTGCTATACAACAGCCTTAAGTAACTTCTGTAAGTTGACAAGACACAGCTTACTTGCTCTGTTGTCACCGCCCATTACAGTGTAGGGCTTCATCTCTTCTATTATAGAGCGTAACTTCTCGACAGGGAACATGAGACTACACTGCAACTCTCCATCCTTCACTAGATTGTGTACCCATACGTCAGCTTCGGTTGACGTTAGTCCTGAGGGTTTGCCATAACTCTCTACCTCAATACAGATGTTGCCTGTGGTTACCCACTTGTCACGCTCTGTCTTTATTTCTGCTGTCTTAGCACCTGAGAACAGCTCGTCTATGTGCTTCTCCCATTGCTGACCAAACTCTAGGTCAACGTCAAACTTCTTTCTACCTTCCCAGTCTTTTGCTTTATTTAGGCTCAAGTAATTCCCCTGTGATTTCTATTAGTATACAGTTGTCTTCTTCTATACCACCAAACTCAGTGGTAATCTTTGTTACGTAGTCATAGTTGTCATCCTCGACAATGCCCTCTTCAACTAACACATCCATAATAAATTTATGTGCGGGGAAAGTGTAGTTGTCTAGGTCTTTCTTTCTATTACCTTTAAAGTATAGCTTATAGCTAGGTGTTAGTGTCTTAAACTTAGGTAGTGTTTGTACCCAAGGCCTTACTACATCTGCATAGTCTTGTTTGACTTTGTTCTTTGAGTAATGGTGTAGGTTTCTAAACACATTAAGACTAAGTAAGTTCCACTTCTTGTCTTCTCCTCTTCCTTTAGAATATAAAGGTAAAGGTAGTACTGCTTTATGCACCATAGTAACCACCCTCTCTATACCAACTCCACATATCCGTGGGCTTCTCTTCAATGTTTCCTATTGAGTCGACATCTATTCTAAAATCTCTGGCGTCTAGCAGGTAGTCCAGCTTCTCAGCGTATTCTCTATGTTGCTTACAAAGCAGCACCTCTTCATCTGTCAGCAGTAGCCTGTCTAATATTTGTTTAAAGGTGTATGTTGTTTCTTCAGTCATTTGTATTCTCCTGTCTTTTCCAGCATTCAACTATCTGGTCAGCTATGTAAGCACGTGATGTGCCTGTTGGGTATTCGTGTGACCAGTTTGATGCCATCTTCATTGCGTTGGCGTGTGTCTTAGCCTTGGACTTGGTAATGTAATACTCTTTGTACCTGTACTTAATTCTGTTTATTAATTCTTTAGTCATTACTTCCTCCAGTCTCTTTTCCAGAACGGTCTACGTGCTGTTGTATTTCTAACCTCTCGGTTACGAGCCTTATCCCTACGTAATTTATGATAAAGCTCGGATGTTTTGTCTGTCTGTACTAGGTTCTTCTTCACAATATAGTAAACGAAAGTAAGAACATATACACCCATATTGTAAGAGCGAGTCCTAGTACAAAGTTAATCACAGACCTAGCCAGCTACCTGCTAACATAAGCATTACAATACCTACAAAAACAACTAGACTAGTCTTTGTTTTCAATAGCTTCATAAGTTCATCCATCTTTCTTACCTCTTCAGTTGTTGTCGCTACTTCAATGGTCTCTGCGTCAGCGACTTTCCACAGTTTCCTTGTTAGGTTGCTCACTCTTTATCACCTTCTTCATCAGTTAAGTCTACCATCTCACATACGTTACCGGTACAAGCTAACGTCTTGGTGCTGGTTGTTGTGTCTGTCAACTCGTACTGACTAATCAGTGACCAGTCGACAGCCTTAGGCATCTTCTTAAGCAGTGCCTTGTAGTCTGCTTTACTACAGTCTTCATAAGGTGCTTGTTGGTACGTGTGGTCTGAGTGTGGTAAGAAAGACACACCACTTACCTCGTCAAAGTGTTTGTACACCCACGCACCTACTTCCATCCACTCGTGTTCTTTAACAGACACAGTAACAGATGGCTTGTGTTCACAGTAATGTCTCTGGTACGTTAGCCACAGCTCCAGTTGCTCGAGTGCTGTCCTGTCATCTCTAAGCACAGCGCCTTTAGGTGCTTCCATAGGGAACGTAAACACCTTAACACTGTCTGGCTTCATAACGTCAGCCTCGCAAGGGATGCCTTGGTCTTCCATCAACTGTGCTATAGGGTCTTTAGCATCAGCCCTTACTCGTCTTAAGTAGTAGTCGTTATGTCTTGAGTGAATACCACTGGCGCTGTCAACTAACTGACTGACTGTACCACTTGGTTTAATAGCTGTAATGGAAGTTGATTGGTTAATCCCCAGCTTCTTAGCCCACAACTTATTAGTGTCTACTGACTTCTGTCTCAGTATTGCTAAGTAGTCTGTAAGCTCGTGAGTAGTTGTGTTCATAAAAGTATTGTCCATAATACCCGTAAGGCTGACACCGAGTAGCGCCTCTTCTTCTGTGTTATGTTTCCATTTCGCACGTAAACGCTTGAGGTTGGTCAAAGATGACTGGAACGTACCCAACATAGTAGCTAGCCTAATCTTCTCTAGAATCGAATCCTGTGTATCCTCAGCTCTAACGACACACTCAGTGAGGTTACAGAACTGCCCGTCTCTTAGTATGATTTCACTACAAGGGTTACAACCAAAGTGGTGGTCAGTGTCTCTTCTTCCTACCCTAGCTACCTGCTTGACCGCCGCCTCTCTGTTAAAGATACCACGTTCACCAGACTTAGACTCATATAAAGACAACCACTCTTGCATAAAGCTATTCATATTAGGCTTCTCAGTGTAACACACGGAGTTGTTAGCAAGAGCCATCTCAGGTGTGTCTTGCCACCACTGTCCAGACTTAGCGTGTCTCATGCGGTCATCCGTAAGGTTAGACAAACTAATAAGTGCTGAACGTCTTACACCACCCACTACCACTACCTCTGCAATCTTACACATAAGGCGGTGGCACTCATAGCTAGTCAGTGTGCGTCCTTCAGCTTCCTTGAATAGGTGTACGGTAAAGTTAAACAAGTCCTCAAGAGGTGCTGGTCCACTTGCTCTGCCCCCGAAGGTACTAAGGCGAGCGCCTTTAGGGCGTATCTTGGTTAAGTCCCACGATGGAATCCTACCGTTGTACAAGAACCCTATTAACTTACTGAACGCTGTCTGCCAACCTTCCTTTGAATCAGACACCACTATTAGATTCTCAGGTGTGTCAATCAACCCACCAGGAATCCTTGGTAGTTTGTTAATGTGTTGTCTTTCTACACTAAAGCCTACACCTGTGCCGTGCATCAGGATGTATAGGCACTCATCAAATGCTTTGGGATGGTCAACACTTAGGTACGCACAGTTATAACCAGCGATGTGGTTCTTCTCTAGTGCTGGTCCTGCTGTCATTAACGCTCTCATACTAGGCATAATGTCTAGGTTAAGAACTGCTTGCTCTAGTTCCTTGCGTGTAGTAGGTGTAAGCGTGTACTCAGTGTTCTCACTAAGGTGCTTATCCATAAAGTCAAAGTAACGTGCTACTGTCTCTGACCAGTTCTCTCTTCTGTTCTTCTCCGGTAGCCATCGAGCATAGCGGCTTAGGGCTATGAAGTTTTGGTAATCTGTTGGTAGGTTGTTCATTTCTTTCCTTTTATAAATTCAATTTCAATCATAGGCTCGCCGTTCTCGTCTGTGTACTGGTAGTACACAAGCTCCCCTCTGTTGTGTTGTGCTATAGCATCGAGCAAGCCTTCTCTGTATGCTGTCCTATAAGTCCAGTAGTTAAATGCCGCACCTAAAGCAACCCAAGCTAAACTAATTAGTATGTATTCCATCCGCTTTCCTCAAAATCCTCTAAGAATCTGTCTCTCTTCTCAATCAAACGCTTTTCAAAAGCATTAAGAAGCTCCTCTGGTTCAAGCTCAAGCTCCTCACATATGAGACACACATCATATGTGGAAGCTATAAACTCTTTTAGTTCAGGCAGTTGCTTCAAAAGCTACCACCTATGTTATCAACATAGTAACTAGTAATCTTACCAGTCTGTCTAGCACTTATGGAATCATAACAGTGTTCTTTATAACCACAAAAGGCACAGTTCATGCACAACCTCTCCTCGCCTGTCTTCTTACTGAACGTGGTAGCATTAGCAATCCTCATGGGTGGTGTGTCTGACTCCATCTTGTCTTTAAGTTGTAGTATGTGTTGGTCAACACTACGGTCAAGCTCTTGCTTACATAACTTAAGGGTTGACTTGTTCTTGTTAAGTGCTAAGAAGTAGCCTGACTCCCTGTTGTCTGTCTTACCATACGCACTAAGTTGTTTTACATAACCGAAAGCATCGTCTTTAATACCATCCGCTGCAAACTTATTGTCCCAGCTCCATGCACTTGCTGTCTTAATGTCTACTAGTTCACCATCAATAGTGCAGTCCTGCGAACCTAGGATGCCCTCAACCTCGTGCTTCTTCTGTTGCTCTGTCACCTCGTGACCAGCTAACTTAACAAGTGCAACAAGTATAGCCTCGAGCACGTGACCCTGCAAGAATGTAAGGTATACACTGCCTTCTATTTCCTCAGCCTCGTAGCCCTTTACATTGTACCACTGAGCACGTTCACACCTGCCTATGCCAGACATACGTAGCTTACGCTTGTCTTCATATGGCTCGAACGCCTGCACCATTGCTTCTTCCACTTCTTTTCCTGCTTGTGCAGCGATGGTCTTTAGGTCTCCGGAATAATCCTTTGTCTTTAGAACATCATATACATCCTGTACTACTGTGTTAATTGTCTTCATCTTCTTCCTCTCTTATTGTAATCTCTATCAAACGGTTCAAATACCATTGTGCTTTCTTTAGGTCTTCTAATCCGTTCTTAAACTTATACCTTGTTATGTATTTTATCACATTCCCTTCATGGTAACTTAGTTGCTTTGCTTCTATGTATTCAATGCAACTTGCACCACCTTGGTTGTAATGGTCGGGGTTAATGTTATCCTTCATGCCTAGCCTCATAATACCCAGTAGCCCACATTATGTGTTGCTTGCGACCGCTCCTCCCTTTTAATTTCCTGTCATCTATTTTTATAAGTCCCTTGTCTTTTAAGGCTCTGTACCTTGCGGTCACCGAACTGTAACTGTAATCAGAAAGCTCTTCTCTAACATCATCAGATATACAACCTTCCTTTCTATGCTTTGATATTACACTTAGCACAATATCCTCCATTTTTGTTACATCTCCTAATGAATAAGCAGCTTCCTTGCTTGTGTCAGTACCATCAGCCCTATATAGTTTTCTAGTGTGTTCCATCCCAGCTCCTCGCTATTTTATACTCTCCAGTTATTGGACAGTTTAGTTTGTAATAATCAGTAGTACTTTCCATTGCTTCAACAACCAACTTACCTATGGCATCTGCATCCTCGGGGTCACACTCTATTTGTATCTCATCGTGTATGACACCAAGTTGCTTGTACTCTAGGTGCGTGGCTATGCTATGAAATATAACCCAAGCACGCTTAGCTATAATACTACCAGCACTTTGTAATAAGAAGTTAAGTGCTGAGTGAGGACTGCGTACATAAACCTTACGCCCATCAAGTGTATTGATATGTCCTCTCTTAGCTGCATACTCAACTCCCTTCCTTAACTTTGCAAGAGCAGGTGTGTTAGCTAGGAAAGCTTCCTTAACTTCTGCACCTTCCTCCTTTCCACCGCCCACAATACCACCAATAAGAACATCCCCACCTCCATAAAGGTAAGCGTAGATGAACCGCTTGGCCTCGTCTCTTGTTGCTAACCCTGCTGCTGCTTGGTTTGCTGTATGGATGTCACCACTCAGTATCTCTTGAGTGTAGTTGTCATCCTTCATATAGTGAGCTAAACATCTAAGCTCTAGGCCGCTTAGGTCAGCACCTACCAGCACCTTACCTTCTGGCACAGTGAACAAGCTACGCATCTCACTACCATACTCCTTACCACTGGCTGTCACCTGCTGTAGGTTAGGCTTACTGCTGGACATGCGATGTGTTACTGTTCCCATCGTATGTACCCTAGAGTGTATGCGTCCTGTCTTGTGGTTGTACTCATCAAGCCAAGACTTCACTTGCCCCTGTCTCTTTTGTAGCATCAAGTATCTCCCGATAAGCTGTGCTTCTGGTATGTCCACGTCCTTGAGTATTGTCTCATCAACCTTGGGCTTACCTGTCTCAGTCAGTTCAGTGGGCTTCCATCCATAATGTTGCAGGTGTCTAGCTATCTGTTGTCTACTACCTAAGTTGAACTCAGGGTATGCCCAGTAACCGTACTCTCCTGCTTCATTAGTGTGACACTTAAGGGCTACTTCCGCAGCGTATGCTTTAGTTCTCGTGTTGTCTTTCTTAAACCTTTGAGCAACCGGTTGTTTGCTACGCCAGACAGGCAAAGGTTTGAACACTGCTTGGACAGTTCGTTCAGCCTCTCCCAAGTCTGCGTTAATCTTTTGTAAGAGCCACCCTGCTCCTTTGAAGTCGAAGAACCACCCTGTTTTTTCTTGCTCACTACAGTACTCCTTTATTTTGTATTCTAATTGCAAAGCATCCTCGCTCAGCTTCTTCTGCTTCAGTAGCTTGTATAAACTAGTAGTTATTTCAACGTCTCTTATACAGTACTGTAACATCTCATCAGTAAACTTAGACCAGTCGTTATAGTCACCCTTAGGGAACTCGAAGTAATCACCCCAAGCCCTGAGAGAATGGCCACCATCACGTGCTGGCTTGTCAAGCTGGCTCATTACTAAGGTGTCCTCGACAGTAACACCATCAAAGTTAACACCTAATAGCTTCTTCAGCACCGGCACGTCATAGCCAATACCGTTGTGAAAAGCTATAACATCTACCTCAGTAGCAAGCCAAAGCTTAAACAAACCAAGTGTGTCCTTGTAGAAACTAGTAACCTCTTTAGTATCTACATTCTGCACAACAATACACCAGACAACGCTTGGGTCTAGGCCATCAGTTTCTATGTCACAACTAAAAGTTCGCATCTGAATTACCCACTTCTGGGTTGTGTCCTTTCTCCAACCGGCCTGTTAGTATGTTAAAGAACGCCCAGCCACCCTCGCCTGTCTGACCAGTACGTCTAAGCTTAGGTACTCGTATTCTAGTTGCATTCCTTGTGTACTCATCCTCGCTTAGCTTGTCCCGACTAAATAGGATGTTAGTATGGCACGCTTGTGGTATTGCTCCACTACCTTTCACGTCATACTCGCTGATTTTATGTGGATGACTACCATCATCAGGCTTCCTTGTGTGTGTACTCAGTATGACTGTGGCCTTGGTCTCTTTACATAACTTAATAAACCTGTCCATCACCTCTTCCACGTTCTCATTGCTCAAGTTCTTAATGGCTGTATGTAAAGGGTCTACTAGTATTACTGAACAACCCAGCCCCTTAACAAAGTACCTTATCTTAGCAAACATCTCGTCCAAGTCTATACTACCACCACCATCATTATGTAGCTGAACCTTCTTACCAAAACCAATGTCAATAGCTTCATCCATAATCGTATCTACGTCCAGCTCCTCTGGTTTCAGTAGTTGCAGGTTGTCTCTGGTGTGTACACTTACTACCTTTCTAATTGTCTCGTCAATATTATCCTCCACCATAAAGCAACCAATCCTTTCCTTTGTCTCTGTTGCAAAGTGGTATATCAGTTCATTAAGAATAGTAGTCTTACCTATACTAGTATGTGCAATGATGGACACTAGCTCTCCCCTAGCAACACCACCTCTCATCATCTCGTTCAAGTTACCGAATGATTCTGGTAGTGGTATTAGTTCTGTGTCTTTATACTTAAGAAGTGCTTCTCGCATGTCATCAATAGATGCTACTCCACTTACAGTATATTCTTTAGCATCATTCCACCACTCATCATAGAAGCACTTGCTATCCCCGCTACTTAGGTAGTCACTTGCGTCCTTGTGTTTAGCAAGTGTTAATACCTTACACTTATTCGGGCCTAGTATTGGTGCTACCTTGCTGGCCGCATCCCTTCCCGCTTCGTCATTATCAAAGCACAGTACTACAGTCTCGAAAGAATCAAGCCATTCTATATTAGCTTTTATATTGTCTACACAATTAGCACCGTTGTTGACTGATACAACAGGCCACCTGCTACCAAACATCTCGAAGGCGGCCATAGCGTCCAGCTCTCCCTCGCATACAGTAACGAAAGCTCCACCACTTCTGAACAGGTGTTGTCCAAACAGTAAGTTGTCTTTACTTGTGTCACCCCCACCGAAGAACCTTTTATTGGCTACAAGTCTTGTCTTAATACCAACATGCTCTCCCTTCTTATTGTGGTAAGGGTAGTGGTGTTTAATGATTGTGCCTTGCGCATCCTTCTCCGCTTTAACCTTATACTTCTCCAAGGTTTCAGCTCTTAGTCTGCGGTCTGGTAGGCTATAGTACTCACCTCTATAGTCGTGTATCCAATCACCATCTGGTTTATCTTTTGGTGGTGTGGCATTGATTACTTCTGATGTGTCTAAGTTAATCTTACCGTGTTTCTTGCATCCATAACAGTGTGTCTGTCCATCTGAGTACACTGTTAGGTTGTCTTTTGATGTGTCCCTGCCTACCTTAGCACAGTCTGGACACTGCTCCTTACGGAGTATGTAATTGCTCATGTCTCTTCCCTTTAATGATTAAAAGGGCTACCGAAGTAGCCCAAATGTGGATGTTTAGAACTCTGATGGGTCGTAGTCCGAAGCCCCTTCAGCTTTAGACTCAATCCGGATACGTTCTAGGTAGGTGTAAGCATCATAAGGTGCTTTTCCCTGCTTCACTAGCATCGTAACTGAATCACCGAACAGAGACAGTTGATTAATATCCACCTCCTCCTTGTCCACGTTATAAACCTTGGGTGCACCAAAGTCTACCTTGCGTTTAGCAGTGATTTGCTTAACGCCTTTGTACTCAGACAGTTTCAGACCTGCTTTCTCAGCAACCTTAGCACCTTCCTTATCTAGTGCTACGGTTAGGGAATACTTCTCATCCCCTTTGTAATTGTCTGGTTGAGTAACGTGATTAAATACCACATCACCTGTTAAAGCTAAGTAATCGCTCATAGTTGTAACTCCTATATATTATTAACATTCAGCAACCCTCTTGGGTTACACACCTAGTGGTTAATACCACTAAATTAGTACAGCAGAAAAAGGAAGTTTAATTCATAGTGTCTGACAAACACAATAAAAACTACTGTACTAACTTAGTAATACTATAGCTACCATACTAAGCATTACTCTGTTGCTGTAATACTATTATGTAGTATCTAATAGTAATCATACAACAGAACAAACTTAGTATAGAAGCTAAGAAAGTATCAATATTATAGCATACTTTTGCTAAGTTGTAGAGCTTGAATTGAATGCTTCATCATGCTCTTTCTTGTATTCATCAGTCTGCATATACATTCGTACCCACTTGATGGATGTATCCATACCCTCTTCCGTGAATGGTTCATCTTGTAGTGCTTCCTGCATAGGCTCATACAGTTCTCTTTTTACCTTACCCATCTAGACCTCCTGTGTTGCCACCTAATGTCCTTGTTATGACATCTTCGCGCTCTCTCTCGAGCTTCTTAAGTCTGCTGATGCCCTCTGAAACATCTGCTTCTATGGTTTCTATGGCCCTGTTTATACGAACCAAGTCTGCTGCTAATTGCTGTGTCCATGTACGTGCTTCACTCATTGTTGTTTCCTCTTATTATTTAAATTCATTAAGACTATGTTCCCTGTCGTTCTCGTCTTCTGTCTTGCATCCCTTAGACTGTAGCCACTCATCCCTTTGTTGCTGGCGGTAACGCATTAGGCTACTGGCTTCCTTGAACGACATCCTTACCCCGTTCCTGTCCTTACTTCCCGAGCCGTCTGGACTACCATCCATGTAGGATGGGTCTATAGGTATTCCCATTACAACTGTTGCTGGTTTGTCTACCCAGTCATTACGCGTACCGTACCCACGCCTGCGTTGGTTAGCTTGTAGTGGGCTGTATATAGTCTCAACATCTGAATGCTTAGTCAATCTCAGGTACGCTGTATTAAGCCTACATCCCACCTTGTCAGCTACATCTTGAGCACTTACAATACTACCATCTGACAGTGTGTATGTCTTCTTCTTTCTCATACTATTTACCCCCATTCTTATAGTATTCACTTAGGTGTTCCATCATCCTGTCCATACAACCCTCAATTGTACATTCAGAGGGCGTAGGATTGGATTCTAGGGTACTTCTTTGATTGACCCTATGCCCTGCCTTAATTACCTCTTTAGTAGCCTGTAATCTCTTGTCTAATAATTCCCATTCCGTGTCTTCACTTGACATTATTATTCTCCTCTATAATCTTTAAGTTCTTTTATGAAGTCGCTCTTATGTTTCAGAACATCTCCGTACTCATCAAGCCATTCTTTATTTGGATAAGCTTTGAGAATTAGGTTGGTTATTTCATCAATAGGGTCATCACATTCATACCAAAGCCAGTCAAAGATTGCCTCTAGTTTTATTTCGTTTTCTTCAGTTGACATCACGCCTCCTCCATAATAATATCACCAATGACATCCTCGTAACAATCCCACAATGTTTTGTATAGACTTTCTTTTACGGCATCCACAGCCTCAACAAATCTATCCTCACCTATTTCATCATCAAGGTATCTGCCTGTTTCAATAAGGTCATCGTGTACTTTCTTGTCGAGTACCCTTTCCATGCGACTGCAGAATGTGTAGTACTCCTGCTCTTTTTCTTTCTTCAAGTGTTCTTCTACTATGTTCATTTCTCCCCCTTTTCTAAAAATCCAGACATATTGTTATATGTAAAAGTACCCGCTTCTTGTTTACTATGGTTGATTAAAATATCTTCCAACTCTGCGACTGTTGTAACACCAGCCAAATCTAAGAGCCAATCTAATACCTCACCATCTGAGTAGTTGTCTAGTTCATTTTCCATCTTAATACCTGTCTAGAGTAATTGTTGAAGCACTTAAGTAACTATCTACTTCATCAGATATCTCATCAGATAAATCAAGATTGTCTATCTTAGAATCCACTTCATCAGACACCATGGTTTCTATAAAGTCAGCGAAGCTGTTGCTTAGGATGATACTATCAGCAAACCTTTCCCATATAGAACGCTCGACTGCAAGCTCGTGGTTGTAGTTATCAATCTTAGTGTACAAACTCTTAACCTCATCTCTTAAGCTTGCAATAGTTTCGTTCGCTTTCTCTAGTTGTTCTCTTTCTTCTTCCATCTTACACCTTCCTTTTTATTATTGTTGTAGTTGTACTCTAGTAATTCCCCATTCTTTCATCAGCCTTAGTGCTGTTAGTCTTGAATGGTTCACCATAAAGTTATTTGTGTGGATACTGGCCTTTTTAAGTAGCTTCACAGCATGTATAGCATCGTCAATATCCACGGTTAAAATTCGAGAATTACTTTTCATAATACCTTGGCGCTTTATTCGCCTTTTTTAGTATTAGTTGTGTCACAGCTTCAAACTTAGGCACAACCCCTTCCCAAGAGCCATCCATACAAGGCGCTTCTCTTGAGGCTATGAAATGTTCAACACAGGTTGTTGTACACCCCTCACTTGTGTCTTTATAACTGCCATAGCAGTTGTTGCACTTATAGTCTTCTTCAACTTTTAATTCGTCGATAAGCCCGTGTGCCTCTTCTAACGTATTTAACAAGACTCTAATTGTGTGTAATCTATCAAGCGATGGATTATCCTTATGTTCCTTTATAAGGTATTCCCTATCCGCCAATATATACGTTATGTCGTACAATGTGTTTTGTTGTTGCTCAGTCATTTCTTGTTACCCCTTGGCGCGTTGTTCGCCTCTTTTAGTAGGTCATCTGGTGCTAATACAAATACTAGGGACATGAACACCAGTGTCATTCCCATCATAGTCAGTATGAAATATTCCATTACATTTCACCCCATCCAGCACTACGCAACCAAGCATTGTCTGCATCGCTGTTTTCCTGTTGTCTCTGGGCATTCCTGCGTATATGCTCGTCTTCATAACAAGTGTCGCACATCGCACGTTCACCGTATGGGTCTGTCGTACCGCATTCGACCATGTATTCTCTATAACCAAAGTTACCTTTGGGCATCATGTAGCTTATTTTGTTTTCACACATAATAGTTTCCTTTTATTTAAGATTACGCCACGTTTCCCAAGTAATAGACTGCAACATAAGCGGTCTTATTCCCAGAAACTTAGCTGTCCAAATGTAGCAGTCCTCGAAGAACGCATAATGAAGCGGTGTCAGTGCTTGTTCCTCGTCTGTTGCTACTCTACCTAAAGCCACAGCAATAGCGTGTCTATCCACTGTGACTTTTGATTCCTGTGATGGGTGCATTATATTCAAGTAGAAAGATTTTGTCTTTTCCCCTTTAAGAATATACTGTATTCCCTCGTCTGTTACCTTATTCCATATTAACCAGCACCTATCCAGTTGTAATACTTTATCGCACTGCTTAGTAAAGTTAATATACTTACCGCCTTTTAGTACGCTGTTTGTCTGCAAGTAGTATTCAGCTATCTCTTTATTTTTATCCCACGTCTTTAGTGGTGACAGTGCAGAAACAATACCAACAACAACACTAAGCGGTCTATTGTATTTAATACTCAATCCCTTACAAAAAGCATGAGCATCAACATACCAATCGGTGTGCGCGTCTGCCTTATTGTACACTTTAAGAATATTATTCTTTACCCTTGCACGGCTCAGTCTTTTGCCTTTGAATGTTATTACTTTATGCATTTTGTTTATCCCTGTTTGTATAGTAATTATCTGAAAGAAAAATACCTACATCAGTATGCAGGCTTTCATAATCATTTGCCCTTTCTACTTGGCATTGTGTTACTTCTGGCAACTGGTCAAAGCTGTAATAGCTTGTAAAGTCTTTAAGTATGTTCTTTTGTCGTTTTGATAGTTTTCTCATAGCTTTTGTTTATCCCTTTTAATTGTAAATTTATGAGCCTTTTATAGTGTTGCTTAGCACTCGGAGAATTCTTGTAACAGTGTTACGCTTTTCTTTATCCCTGCACGCGTAATACTTGATTCATACTAACATTATCCGCTTTTTTATCTGCATTGTCAAACCTGTGAGAATACAAGAACAGCAGGCGCTAAAAAGCCCCAATTAAGGGGCTTAATAAGCTTATTTAGGCGCTATTATTGAGTTATGAAGCCTTGGCCAGCTTAGCAGTCAAAAGCGCTTCAATACGGGCAAATTCAGCGCGCAATGTGTCAAGCGTGTTGTATGTGCAAAGCATGTATTCTTCGGCCTGCTTCTGCTGGCGGTCGCGTGCCTTTTCAGCTAAGTCAACGATTTTTTGCTCGGCCTGCTCTTTAGTAGGCGGAACGACTGGCACTATCTCTTTTTTAGCGCCTTTGCGACTGGATTTAATAACTACCATTTGCTTTACTTTGCCTTTATTGAAAAGCTCAGCAGTAAGGCGATTAATTAGAGCACGGTAACTTTCGCTTCTGCCAGCTAAGTGTAAAAAGTAAGCGGCCTGTTCAAGTTGTTGCTTGCCCGCTAAGCCATCCACCATATAACCGCGTATGCGGTCACTGAGTGTGCTCTCGGTTGCCTTTGCCTTGTCATCAGCATTTAGCCAGCTATTAAGCTCTTTTTTGAAATCAGCGTCAAGCGGTGGCAAGTCAGCGTTGTATATTGTTTTTGCGTTGTTTGTGTTTTTCTTGTTTGTCATGGTATTTCCTTTTATGATTGCCTAGCGTTTTATAAAATAGGCACGCAGGGCGCAAGCCATAAAAGAATTTTAACACGGCATACGGCCACACGTCAAGCGCATAACGGACTATTTGCACACAATAAACTTGTAACAGTGTTACGCTTTTTCAACGCCACGCTTAAAACTTCGCGCTGTATCGTTATTAGTGAGGGATATATAAATTCACACGCACACGCCACGAATAAAAAACAAAATTGCCTTGGTGTATTAGCAAATGCTAATGTATAAATGCCACGCATTCCCGCCACGCATTCCCGCCAAAATGAATAACCAAGCGTGGCAGTCGGGTATTATTAATCACACACACGGAGTGGGGGTATTCGAAGAAAACGCGCGGGTACGCACCCCAAACGCGCGGGGCTAAAAACGGGGAAACCCACCTCTATGTAAAATTATTTTTTTTACATTTCCAGCCTGCTGTTGCTGTACCAGATGGCATCCGCTCACGAAATAGCCACGTGTAAAATAGGCCCACATACATTCCCAGAATCGGGCACAATAATATAACCCTGTATTCCAACCTATTTATTTAGAAATATGGTATAATATTGTTTATCTAAACTGATAAAGTTAAGACACAAACCTAGCATAGAAGCTAAGCAAACAAAGTGTGAAGCTTTCAGTATATATAATACATAATAGTATATAGAACAGCATCAACATACTTAGTATGGACGCTAGGTATGTATATAAACAATATTCAAACTATGTCTAGTTTATAGTATTTAATAGTATTTAATTTTATAGTGTATAATAATAGTGTATGGCTAAGAAAGGATTTGCAGAGGTAAACTCTAAAGAGGATGCTAAGCTGCTAGAGAAAGAACTGATTGAAGAAGCTAAGTTTGCTGTGGCATCTGCTACAGGCATTGTACCTAGTGACGCTGTAATTAAGATTGAGCGTAAAATAGGCAGACCAACTATAGACAACGCAGGTGAAACTAGAGTTGCTGGAGGTAAGAAGTCTAGGAACAAGAGAGGTTCTAAGTATAAGCCTACAGATGATGACTATAGTAAGGTAGAGGAAATGGTAACTATTGGGCTTGACCAGCACACAATAGCAAAGGTAATGGGTATTAGTAATGCTACCCTTACAAAGTACTTTCAGCATAACCTTACAATTGGTAAAGAAAAGAGGTCAGCCAGAGTAGCAGGAGTAGCCTATGAAATGGCAGTATCCGGAGACAGTCCAAGTATGACAGCATTCTGGCTTAAGACCCAATGTGGTTGGAACACTAAACAACACGTTGTGGTTGAAGACAGGAACTTTGACATACAATGGGCTAATGATGCTACTGATATAGCTGACGCTAACGGAAGGGAAGAGAAAGACAAGCTACACTAGAAAGACGTATTAAAGGGAAAGAAGTGTATGGAAGAGGGGAGACGCAGTATAGTAATACCCTATACACCTAGGGAATTACAGAAACATTTACATACAAACTTGGCTAGATTCAATGTTGTTGTATGTCACAGGCGGTTTGGTAAGACTGTATTTGCTATTAATGAGCTTATTAAGAGCAGTGTAGAAGACATCCAGTCTGGTAAGAGAGCGCCTAGGTATGCTTACTTAGCGCCTTTATTCAAGCAAGCTAAGACCGTTGCTTGGGATGAGTTAAAGAGATTATGTGGCAGCTTTCCTGATGTTAAGTTTAACGAGGCAGAGCTAAGAGCTGACTTCCTAGGTGCTAGGATACAGTTATATGGTGCAGATAATCCAGACACCCTTAGGGGAATTTATTTGGATGGTGTCATCTTAGACGAGTATGCCCAGATGAACCCTAAGATGTACAGTGAGGTAATAAGACCTGCACTGTCAGACAGAAAGGGGTACGCAATATTTATTGGTACACCCAAAGGTAAGAACGAATTTTATGATTTATATCACACTGCGCCCGATAAGAAGGGATGGGCAAGGTTCTTGTTCAAAGCAAGTGAAACAGGAATATTAGACGATGAAGAGCTTGAACTTGCGCAACAGGATATGGCAGAAACTGAGTACGAACAAGAGTATGAGTGTTCTTGGTCTGCTGCTCTTAGAGGGGCTTATTATGCTAAAGAGATTGAGGCTGCTTACGAGGGCGAAAGGGTTGGTAAAGTACCTTATGACCCTAGTAAACAGGTTGTTACATCGTGGGACTTGGGAGTAGCAGACGCTACTGCTATTTGGTTTGCACAGTTTGACGGCAAAGCAATTAACATAATAGATTATTATGAAAGTTCAGGAGAAGGTTTACCACATTATATCGATGTCCTCAACGCAAAAGGTTATCGCTACGGTGCTCATATTGCACCACACGATATTGTCGTTAGGGAGTTTTCTACCGGTAAGTCACGCAAGGACCTTGCTTTTAGTTTAGGTATAGACTTTCAAGTAGCACCTAAACTACGTGTTATGGATGGTATTGAGACTACTAGAACTACGTTAAACAAGTGTTGGTTTGATGAAGAAAAGACAACAAAAGGTCTAGAAGCTTTACTCCAATACCGTAGTAGTTACAATGACAAGAAAAAGATTTGGTCGCAGAAGCCAGTACACGACTGGACTTCTCATGCCTCAGATGCCTTCCGTTACTTGTGTGTAACAGATGTAGTATTCACAGGCGCAGACAGTGTATGGGGACGGGAACTCCCAAAGCAGAATTTAGATTGGATAGTATAAGGAGAGGATATGAGTATTAACCCACATTGGTTGACTAGAAAGATTGAAGAGATGGCTAAGGATATTAAGGATATTAAGGACATAATGAAATTGGTCCAGAATCAGCCCCAAGCCAAGGACACAACCAAATACCCTATTAATAAAGGTAAATAATTTATGGCAAAGATGACAAAGAGAGAACTGGCTGCACACCTAGAAGGGGAAATTACCTCTGCTCTAGGACACAGTGAAGGCAAGCTCTCACAACAAAGAGCCGACGCTCTTGACAGGTACTATGGTAAAGAATATGGTAACGAACAAGAAGGTCGCTCTAAGATTGTCACTAGAGATGTAGCTGATGTAATAGAATGGATTATGCCAAGCCTGATGAAGATATTCACAGGTGGTGATAAGGTAGTGAAGTTTGAGCCACAAGGCCCAGAGGACATGGAATCCGCAGAACAAGCTACAGATTACACAAATTATGTAATGATGCGCCAGAACCCGGGATTCAGTATTATATATAACTGGTTCAAGGATGCACTACTACAGAAGAATGGTATTGTAAAGCAGTACTGGGATGATACTACTGAAGTACTTAGAGAGGAATACAAAAACCTTACTGAGGAAGAGTTCTTTGCTCTTCTAGCTGATGACAATGTAGAAGTAAAAGAACATACAGTAAATAGTGGTGAAGAGGGAGATGTATTATCACTAGTACCACAACAAGTATTACATGATGTGGTTGTAAACAGAACATACGAGGACGGTCAAGTAAGAATTGAGAACGTGCCTCCTGAAGAATTCTTAATTAATAAATATGCAAA